CAGCCACCTTGACGATCTCACCAGGGCGCGCCCATGCGGTGTCGAGGCCAGCGACGAAATCGACCGACTCGCCCTCATAGGTGTCGGTGTAAATCTGCCAGCGCCCGGTCCTGATGGCCTGGCTCTCTGATGTGCAGCCGACAGCTTGTATGTCGATCTTCTGGATGCCGAGGCGCGCGATGCTATCCGTATCGCCCTCGACAACCGTCATGCGTTGCTCGCCGAGATTCGTCGGATCGTTCCATGCGACGACCGCCATGTTGTGTTTCGAGCGGACGTCCGCACCATGGTAGTTGAAGACGCCATCCAGCACGTTGGCGTTGGTGTAGATCGCGACCGGATCGGCTGGCATGTCGGCGACGGCCACCATCTCGCCGCCCGCCCAATAGGCCGAGCCCCTGAAGGTCGCAGCCAGCGTGTTGAGCAGATCGTAGGCTTCCGCCAGCTGGTTGATGACGACGTTGCAGACGAAGCGCGGCTCTGAGCCGCCGCTACCGGTTGACACCAGTTCGTCGCACCACTGGCTGATCTTGTAGAGCGTCCACTTGTTGACCTCGCCAGCACTGATGAACTTGCCGAGGCCATACCTGGTGTTCGTCACCAGATCGTAGAACACCCAGGCCGGGTTGTTCGTCCAGGCCGACTTGAAGGGGCCATCCCAGACGCCGGTATAGAGCCGGGTGCGAGGATCGTAGTTCGTCGGCACCTTGATAATCAGACCTTCGATGTCATAGGTCCGTCTTGGGATCGCGTTGAACTGCTCGGCGTCGATGGTCGTGCCGATCACCGCCGAAAGCGTGTAATTGACCTTCTCGTCGATGATCTCGGTGTAGCTATCCCAATAGATATCGTTTTGCAGATTGGTCGTTGTGGAGTCGTCGGTGACTCGTGCGACACGAATGTTCCAGGGAGGCGAGCCGGTAAGCGGAAATGTCAGCGCCCGCTGGTAGCGGGTGTTCGTCTTGCCGCTGATCTCGTGGCGCGTCACCAGCTGGTAGCCGCCGCCGTTCGATTGCAGGAAGATATCGAAGACAACACTGGTGCCCCTGATGTCTCCGTTCGAAGTGTTGACGACCTGAAGCGCCGGGACCGAGATCGTGACGCGGGCACGCTCGACCAATGTATTGGTGATATTGCGAGTGACCGGCGTGGCCTTGCTCACCTTTACCCCGACACCGACTTCCGCCTGTTGCGATGCGAAGCCCTTGAGCACCGGCTGATCTGGCATCCCAGCATTGCCGACGACCGAATAGGAATTGAAGTTCTTGGTGCCGTCCGACGACATGATCGGCACACCGTCGAAATAGATCGACTTCTCGCCGTTGACCGGGCCGACGATCGGGCCTTCCGAAAGCAGGTCGATCATGCGCGCCAGCTGATGCGAGCGCAGATCGTTCGGCGCTTCCGTACCGCCGCCGCCGCCCTTCTTCTTGCCGCCGCCGCCAGCACCGGCAATGAGGCCATATGGAAGATGTTGGTTCATGCGTTCTCCCCAATCCATCTTGGTTTGCGCCAGACCGCGAACGGATCAGGCTGCTCGTAGGGTGGTGAGACGTGCTCGTCTTCCTCAGTGGCGACGCGGATAGCCCGCATGGCTTCAGACAGAACCGGTGCCTTGTCGGACAGCAGCAGCGGATCACCCGCGACCGGCCAGACGTATTCGTCATCGGTGGTGCCGCCGACGCCTTCGGCCACTTCGAAGCCAGCAGAGATGACGACCGATCCGACAAAGCAGCGGCCATAGACCAGGGGAACAGGAGCGCCCTGCTCGGTGACGTTCTCGGCACCGGAGAACATGTAGTTTTCATCCTTGCCGGAATCGCGATCCAATTTCTTCTGCTTCGGGGCGAGCAGCAGTGAGATGCCGATCATCAGGCCGAGAGTGATGATGCCGCCGATCACCGTCGCGGCGACGCCAGTGATCGCACCGCCTGTCAGCGACGTGATAGCGCCAGCGATCAACGTTACCGGATCGAAGCGCCCTTCGATGATCGGGCAGATGTCGATCTCTTTGCTGATCGGTGCGTTGGCGACGTCGGGGCAGTTCTCCTCGTTGCGCCAGTCGCCATCGACCAGGAGGCCGTAAGACGGGATAGCCAGGAAGTCGCGACGGAAGCCAGGATAGTTCGCGTCGAGCGCGTCGATCGCTTCCTTCGGCGAGCGGATATAGAACTGGTGCAGGTCGCCGTACTTCTCGCCGAGCGTGCCATGAAGCCGAATCGTGATAGGTTCCTGCTCAATCATTTCCACCCCCAGGGCGTATAGCCTTCAGGCAATGGTGGCGGCGCATCCAAGAACTGCTCATGCCGAAGGTGTAGGACGGTCGCCATCGCATAGACACCGCCGTAGACCTCGCGCGCCGACAGCCGCCCGAACATCTGGTGCAGCATGATATCGGGATGAACGAACAGGCCGAGATGGTTGACCACCTTCGACGGCCAGATTTGCATGCCGATCACATCGCAGTGCCGCCACTCGCCGGTCACCTGCTGAAAACCAGCGTCGGCGAACTGCTCGACGATGATGTCTTCGCCGGTATCCCACCAGAGCCAGTCGCGCGGAAAATCGGGTATCTCGACGCCAGTGAAGTACGTGAAACCATCGCGCATGCACCCGTAGCAATCATGCGCGCCGTACACCCACTGGCGACCGATCAAAGGGGCTTTGTAGCCGGACGGTTCTGTCACCGACCATTTGCCGGTCGGGTGACTGACAATGAGCCAGGGCTTGCCGGTGGCTTCGCAGATAGCCTTGTCGGCTTCGGACGGAACCGGCGCGGCGTAGATGTGCGAGTGCACGATGGCGTCGATCGCGTGCGCCTTCGCGATAGCGACATATTCCGTCATGTTCATAACAAAGGTGTCGAAATCGGTCGCATTGTTCGTGATCGGCATGAACTCGCCATCGGCGATCACCCCGCAACATTCGAGCGGATCGCATGCTGCTGCATGCTTCAGTGCGTCGGCCAGATTCTTCTCGGTAGGCGTCCAGGTCATGATTGCCTCACCAGGAGAGAAGCCGGGAATGCGGAAGTGCGCAGCACGCCGTTCTCGCCGAAGCGAGCCTTGCATGCCGGGATGGTCTTGCGGCACCGATCCTTCGCCGGGTCGCTGGTCGGGTTGCCGTCGATGTCCTGCACTGGTGGTCCGGCATAGGAGCATTCCGCCGAGCGGTATTCCCATTGGCAGATGCCAGCGATCACCTGTCGGCGCGGAAGCATCACGCCCTCGACGTCGAACTTCACCGCAAGCTCAAGCTCGACGAAGATCGGGTTCGCCGTCACCTTGCGGGCGACATAGTAGATTTCATCTGGGAAGTAGGTGTTCGGATTGGCGTAGGGGTTGCCGGTCGGGAAGTTGATCGCATCCAGGTACTTGCCGAGCGTGCGCTTCCTGGTGACCTTGGCGTTCTGGCCGTCACTGATGGAGCGCAGATAGACGTCGAGTTGACCGCCGATGTTCGAGGCGCGAAGCGTCGGACGCGGAAGCTTGCCGACCGCCGAAATCTCAAAGCCATCCGCCTGGATCGGCATCGGGTTATATGTCTGCCCCTGCCAGACGATAGCGGCGTCCGTCTCGGTGAGACCAGGGTGCCAGCGATAGAGTTGCCCGCCGATCGCAGTCGCATCGAAGATGAACATCTCGACCATCTGCATTGTCGCCAGTTGCTGGCTGTCGGTTCTTACCGTGCTCATGCCGTCACCCCGTACAGGCGCGTGAACTCAGCCGAGACCGTGCCATAGTAGAGCGGCGTCGAGACGAAGCCGGTGAAGTGGCGGCGGCGGATATCCCAGGAGACGCGCCAGTTGTCGCAGATGACGCGCCACATCTGGCCGGTCTGCTGCTCCATGAAGTTGAAGCTTTCGCCTTTGCGCGCCACCCAATAGTCGGTCATCGATTTGATCACGTCCGACTTCCGGTTCACCCACTGAAGCGAGAACTTGGTGTCCACGGCATTGATGCCGTCGAGCGTGCGCTGCTGGTATCCGTCGCCGAACTGTGACGTGCGCACCCGCACTTTCTCTTCGCGAGCGATAGGAACGTCCGGTATCCAGCAAGGGGTTGTGCCATCAAATCCAGCCATCATCATGCCCTCTGTCTGAGAAGACCACCTGGTCTCGATTCAGCGACAAGCACTGCCTGGACCGCAACGTTGATCCGGTCGCCGAGATCGCGTGCATCCTCGTTGCTTGCGGTGACCATGCCCGTCTGGACATCGATTGCCACGTCGCCGAGATAGGTGTTGCCGCCACCGCCAGAACCGCCGCGCCGGACCACCGATCGGGGAATGACGCGTTCGCCTTGCTGAAGGATCGCCGGAAACTCACCTGGGTTGAGGCCGCTGTGCAACCGTGGCGCACCAGCGAAGATGCCTGGATTGACGGTGCGCATATCGGTGACGCCGCCGCCCGTACCACGATGCTTCGCGCCGATCTTCAGACCGCCGCCGCCGAAGCCGGAGAAGAACTTGCTGATCACACCACCCAGGGCATTCTCAGCGAACATCGACTCGATCGTCATGTTGATGATGCCGTCGATCACCCGGTTCAAGGCATTGCGGAAGGCGTCGGCTGCTGACACGCCGTTGCGCAGATCGTTGACGAAGCCGGAGAACGCCGACTGTGCCGTCTGGACGGCCTGTTGATTGAAGCGCTCTTGCGTCTTCGTCAGCTTGTTCTGGGACTTCTCATAGCTGTCGATCTGCGCTTTCGAGGTCGCGATCGATGTCGTGAGCGCCAGGATGGAAGCGCTCTGCTGCGATGTGACGATGATGCCTTGCGCCCGAAGCGCTTGCTCAATCTTCAGCGCTTCGTTGGCGGCGGTCTGCGCGACCGTGTTCTGGTCGATGGCGGCTGTCGATGCGCCGAGTTGCGTCACCTGTTGCGTGAGCAGGGCGTTCTCTTCCTGCAAGTTCAACAGCCTGGCTTGGAAGTTTTCGGACTGCTTCGCTCCGGCCTCAAGCCCCTTCAGGCGACCGTACTCGTCGGCTTGCTTCTTGAGTTCGGCGGTCTCAAGCGACGTGAGTGCCCGCCCCTCGTCTGCTGCCTTC